ACGCTGAGACTTACAGCAACCGCACGCTGGCTAATCAAAGCGCGCAAAACACCGCTGGCCAGTTTAATGCTGGAGAGGTCAATAAATTTGGTCTGCAGCGTTCGGAGCAGTCGTTCACGGCCGCAGAAAACCTGGCGCAGCGTCAGTTTCAAACCGGTGAGCGTGTATCTGGCCAGGCGTTTACGGCCGAACAGAATAAAGCAACGCAAGATTTTCAGGCTGCGCAGGCACAGCTTGATCGCGCACAGCAGACAGCCTTGGCCGACAAGTCAATTGAAGCGACGCAAGCGCTTGAACTTGCTCGACAACGGTTTACTTCGGCTGAGTCAGCGCTTGATCGAGCCAATCAGAAAGCTTTGCAAGAGAGCCAGCAAACATTTCAAGCTACGCAAAACCAGCTTGACCGCGTACAACAAATTGAGCTGCAGAACGCTGCGCAAGACTTTCAAGCTACACAGGCAGAGAAGGATCGTGCTCAGCAGATCATGCTGGCCGACAAGACCATTGAAGCAAACAAGGCGCTTGAAATATCACGCCAGTCATTCCAGGCTGAGCAAAACGGTCTCGACCGTGCCCAGGCTATCTCGCTTGCTCGCGAGGCTCAGACGTTCCAGGCCAGTCAGAATGACCTAGACCGTGCTCAGCAAATCATGATTGCTGATAAGAACATCTCTGCGCAGCAAGCGCTTCAGCAAGCGCAACAAGAATTTCAGCGTGGTGAAAACGTACTTGACCGTACTCAACAAGCCTCGCTCCAATCTGCTCAGCAAACCTTCCAGTCCGCGCAAAACGAGCTTGATCGGGCTCAACAAGTTGCGCTCGCAGATAAGTCGATTGCTGCTCAGCAAGCTTTGCAGACAGCGCAGCAAAACTTTCAGTCGGCTCAAGCGGAACTCGATCGCACGCAACAGACGTCTTTGCAAGCGCAGCAGCAAGAGTTTACCCGTGGCGAGAATGCCGCAAGCCGAACGTTCGAGACCGAGCAGCGCCAACTTGACCGCGCTCAACAGTCTGACCTGGCTCAGGCTAATCGAGAGTTTCAGGCCAGTCAGTCTGAACTCGACAGAGCCCAACAGATCATGATTGCGGACAAGAACATTTCCGCACAGCAGGCTCTCGAAACGGCTAGACAGGAATTCCAACGCGGCGAGTCAGTGCTAGACCGCGAACAACAGACCGGAATTGTTAACCGTCAGATTGAAGCTCAGAGAGAGCTGCAGACCGGTCAGCAAGAGTTTCAGAGAGAGCAGGGGCAATTGGACCGCCAGGCCCAGTCTGATCTAGCGCAAGCCAATCGAGACTTCCAAGCCACGCAAGGCGAGCTTGATCGTGCCCAGCAAATCATGATCGCCGACAAGAATATTTCGGCGCAGCAGGCACTTGAGACGGCAAGGCAAGAATTCCAACGTGGTGAGTCTGCGCTTGACCGCACGGCTCAAACAACGCTTGCCCAAGCCAATCGAGACTTTCAGGCTGTGCAATCGCAGCTTGACCGGGACAATCAGACCGCGCTCGTGAAGCTGCAGGATTCAATCAATGACGCCAACGTCTCGCAAGCATTCGCCGCCAACCTTGCCTCGGGGACTCTAAACGCGATCAACGCTATTCAAGCAGACTCGAACCTGGACGCTAACGCCAAGAAAGCGGCGATCCAGAACGTCATCGATACGGGTAACGCCACCATGCAGTGGGGCTCGACGTTCTACAACACGTCGCTTCCGACAATCGCCGCCCCTGGTGCGTCCGGCGGTACCGTCAGCCCAGGCGCAAACGCTCAGGCGCTTAACAACGCAATCAAGTCTGGCGCAAGCAATGCTGACTTCGGCACCGCACAGGGCGTAGCTTACCTTGAGCAGTTTCCAAATCTGACCTCGCAACAGAAAGTTAATCTTTGGAACCAGGCACTAGGCACTAACTTCACTGCGGCCGATTACGACAGGGTGTCTGGTAGATCGGCGCCTCCAAGTGGTGGGGGCGGGAGCCCGGCAACCCCAGCAACCCCGGCGACACCGGCAGGCTCCGGAGCTCCAGCGGCAGGCGGGATCATCAATAACGCAGTCAACAATCCACAACCCGCACCGCAGAATCTTGACGAGTTTGGCATTGATCGCAACGACCCTAACTACTGGGCAAAGCGCGGACAGGCTGAGCAAACGTACGCTGTTCAACAGGCTGGGTAATGGAATACCGTAAAGCAAAGCTTGACGATATCCCCGCGATCGTAGACATCGCAGTCGAATCCGTCTCTCGCGATCCGCTGCCAGTCAAGATCGACCGCACTGCAATGGCTGAAACCGCTCGCACGCTACTCAACCCCGCGCACTTTTTGTGGGTGGCTGAGCAGGCTGGCCAGGTAGTCGCCGCGGTCGCTGCATGCGTGCAGCCGTCGTTTTGGTTTGAGAAGTTGCAGTGCTCGGTCTTGCTGTACTACAGCCGGGTTAAGGGTGCAGGAGTTGCGCTGCTCCGCGAGTTTGCGAAGTGGGTCAAGAGCAGGTCTGGCATCAAGCTGGCCATCATCGAATTAGAGCCTGGCACTGATCCCAGGCTTGTCCGTTTTCTCAAGAGGCTTGGCTTCGCACGCGAAAGCTTGAACCTCAGTTATGTGCGAGGTGCATCTCATGGCTAAGGCTGTCAAGGGCGTAGCGAGGGCGATCGGCAAGGTCGTCAAAGGTGTTGGCAACGTTGTTAAGAAAGTCGCCAAGTCCAAGTTCGGAAAGATCCTGATCGGTGCAGCGCTTGTCTACTTCGGTGGTGCAGCACTGATGGGTGCGATGGGTACGTCTGGAGCAGCGGCAGCCGGAGGTCTGTCGGGCCTCTCGGGCGCGGCAGCCAACGTCGGGGCGGCATGGTCTAGCCTTGGAACCGCAGGATCAGCGCTTGCGGCGGGTGAATTCGGCGCTGCGGCAAGTGCGCTGGGCACCGGTATTTCTGGGGGTGTCGCACAAGGCGCATCCGCAGCGCTTGGATCCGCAGCAACTGGTGCGGCTGCGGCTGGCACCGGTGCGGCAACTGCAGCCCCTGCAGCAGCAAGCCCGTGGGTTACTAGCTCTACAGGTCTAAACGTTCTCGGCGCCGAGGCGGCTGGCGCTGCTGGCGCAGCCGGCAAAGGCCTAGTTGGCACGATTATGTCCAGTCCCTACACAGCACCCGCACTGATCAGCGGCGGCACGCAGCTTATTGGTGGGGCGATGCAAGGGTATGGCGCGCAAAAGCAGTACGAGGAGCAAAAGAAGCTCGCCGCAGACGAACGCGCTCGCTACAACACAAACGTCGGCGCCCGTCTCTGGGGTCCTAACGTAGGTTAAGGGGTAAATCATGGCCGGTTTAGTCAGCAACGCAATGGGTCAGCAAACCCAAGACAGAAACGTCGAAGACGCCATGAGCCAAGCTCCTGTGCCTGACGAGGGCATGGCCAAGCAGCAGGAGATGATGCCTGGCGAAGAAATGGAAGAGGGCTCAGACGACCCTAACTACATCCAAGCCCTGTCGTTTGCGATGGATGTGCTTTACGAGAAAGAGGCTGCAAAGAACGTAGCCAAATCATTGCGCGGTGCGCAGGATCCAGTTGAAGCAATGGCAAATACTGCGTACGAGATCACTGCGATTGTTGACGAGCGTACCGAAGGCCGGGTACCCGACGAGTACTTCGCGCTGCTTGCGACCAAGATTCTCGAGGAAGTCGCCGATATCGCCGAAGCCGCTGGCGTTCAAGTTCGCCCGGCCGATGTCGCGCTTGCGCTCAAGCAGATGATCCTGCGTTACCTCGGTGAGCAGGGTGTCGACACGACTCAATTGCAACAGGCGATGGACCAGGTCAACCCTGAAGAGTTCAACGCCATGGCGATGAATACGGAAGAGGAGCCTGCAGCATGAGCGGATTGATTTGGTCGGGTATCGGGCAGGGTATCGCCGGAGCTGGCCAGGCATTTGCCGGCAGCATCATGAAGGACATCGAGTACCAGCGCCAGCTCGAGGCTGAGCAACGAAAGGAAGAAAGGCTGCTAGAAGCCGAAGCGCGCAGGACTGACAGACAGATTGAAGCTGAAGGCCGACGAGAGGATGCCGCTTTCCAGCGTCAGGTAAATGCCAAGCGATTAGAAGTTGCTGCGCAAGAAGCAAGGGATTTAAGAGACGCAAATATTTACGCTGAGGCGGAAAAGAAAGCACCAGCAATTGGCGAAGCGCGTCGCTTTGAAAAGTTTAAGGCTGACATTGGCCCAACGGACTTGTCAGAAGATCAACTTCGCGAGGTCTTTGAAAGACAATACAACCAAAAAAGAGTCGGTGCATTTGAGGGCGCTGATCGCTACGTTGAGCGATACAGCAAACAAAAAGAAGATGTGCTTAACCAGATTCGAGCTTTGGGCGGATCAAGCTCAGCGATCAAAGAAGCTAGAGAGTCTTACAAGGCTACAAGCGAAGCTGAGATGCGAGCTGACAAAGAGCAGTTAGATCGCGATCGTCTTGAAGCGCAAATGAATTATCAGACTGGCATGGTTGCTGCTGCCATGAAGCGTGCTGGAGCAGCCGAGGTTAGCGCCGAAGCGAGCAAGACAAGAGCCGAAAGTCCGGGTGCAACAGTCCGTGGTCAGGAATATCGCACGGCTGCTGACTTTACGAGCCGCGAGCGCACCTTGCGCACACAGATCGGCAAGGCGTTTGGTGAGGAAAAGACGCGCCTGCAAGGCGAGCTCGATGAGCTTCTTGAAGCACGCAAAACTTGGGAGGCTGGCCGCTCTACAGCAGCCACGTCGTCGGCCCCCGCGGCGCGCCCTGCAACGCCTGGCTCTGCATCTACGACGAGCAAGAATTACAGCAATCTTTGGAAGTAAATTATGGCAAAGAAGTGGTCTGACGTAGCGGCAAGTTCCGCATTCCAGGCCCTCTCCTACGAAGAACAGGAAGAGGCTCGTCGTCAATATTTCGAGGAGGTTGTTGCCCCTCGAGTTTCGACTGAAGACATTGACCTGGTTCGCGGCCAGTTCCTTGCTGATACCACGATCAAGCGCCCGCAAACCTTCGACAACACGACGGTCGACTACGGCGATGCGGCTACTTCAATGCAGGGCACGCCGCCGCCTGCAGACAACCGCGGGTTGATTTCGCGCATCGCTGACGCACTCAAGCCAGCGCCTAAGCCCAGTGTCATGCAAGGCTACCAGCCCACGCCAGAGCAGCGCCAGGCATCGATTGATCAACGCCTTTCGCTGGGTGCCGGGCCGATCAGTACGCAGACCGTACAACAGGCGGCCGACGTCCGCGCAGGTCGGGCCAAGCCCTCGAGCCCGATCGTCGCCAAGGTCGCTCAGTCGATGGAAGAGCAGAAGGTTCCGTCGCTGGATGACATGATTCAGCGCACGAATCGGCCAGTCGTACAGGACATGGTCCGCGATGCGAAGGCGGACGAGTTTCGAAGCGCAGGCGAGTGGGCAATCGATACGCTTTCGGGCCTATCGCAAGGCGCCATCTCCCTGGCTCAGCTCCCGATCAACATCATCGCCCCGAGTAGCGACATCGCTGAGACGCTACGCCAGACTCAGAAGGAATGGCAGGCTGCCGAGAGCGACGTGCTCAAGGCTCAGCGCGACCAGTTGCGCCAGCGTGTGCAGCAGGAAGAGGGCTTCTTCGACAAGTACGCGGCAACCGTCGTGCAGCTCGTCACGAGCCCCGCGCTCACCATCTCCGAAGCCGCCAAGCAAGTGCCCATGTTCCTGGGTGTCTTGGGCGCATCGCGTCTGGGTGCCGCAGCGGGAGGCGCGGGTGTCGGCGTAGCAAGCCGTGTGAGCCCCACAGTAGCCCTCAGCGACGCGATCAGCGGCGGGGCGATACAAGCAGGCGCACGCGCCACTGGGGCCACTGCAGGCGGCGTAGGCGCCTCCATGGTCATGGCTGGCGGCGATGCTGCCGGCGGCGTCTACGAGAAGCTCACTGACCCGAATCAAACCCCGCTGTCGGTCTGGGAGAAGAACCCCGACTTCCAGCGCATGGTTGCCGATGGCAAGGCGCCCGATCAGGCGATCAAAGACATTTCGACCGCCAAGGCCAGGATGGCAGCGCTTATCACCGCGCCGCTCGGCCTGCTCGGTTTTGCAGGCGCCGAGGCTGCGATCGCATCTCGAGGTCTGGGAAAAGCCACTTCGGAAGCGCTGACCGCAGCAGGGGCCGGCAAGCTGATTGCCAAGGACTTGATCGGCGAGCAGCTCGAGGAGGGCGGAACACAAGCCGGTGGAAATGTCATCGCAAGGACAGTCGACCCGAACGTCAAACTGACCGAGGGCGTCCCCGAGGCAATGGGCCAGGCGCTCGTTACCTCCGCACCTTTCAGCGTACTGGGTGCCGCCAGCCGCGCACAGGAGGCCGCACAAGCAGCACGCCTCACCAACTTCACTGAGCCAGGTTCAGCGACTCAGCGCGCCGGCCTGGTGGATATTGTCATTCCGGTGCCCGATGCGCCGGCCATCATCGGAGGTAGTGATGTCAGCACGCCAGGCTCAACTCTACCCCCACTTGCAGGAGGCGCTGGACGCACGAGTGCTCTCGACCAACGAGGCGTGGATGCTGCAGGACGTGATCTTGATCTCGCCGCCGGGTTGCCGGGTGGAGTTGTCGGAGGAGTTCGAGGATCCGATCAACAAGATGATGCTCTTCGAGGCGGAACCCCTCAACGACTTGCCAATCTGACGGGCACGAGCCCGATCCCTCGCGCATCGGATGCGGACCTGCTAGCCCGCACGAACGCCGCGATCGGACAAGATAACAATGCTATTACCCCGACCGAAATCTGGACGGGTCGACGCGGTGACGGATACGTCACGCGCATGGATGCGGAGCAGGCGCTACCCAGCCGGCAGCGCATGTTCAAAGACTTGTCGTGGTCTGTTGAGCAGATGCCCAACGGCAAGTATCGATTGGCCGGCTACACCCAGGAGACAGCACTTGGCACTCAAGCCCCTGAAGCCCAGCAAGCAGAAGCGCAAGGACAACAAGCAGTCCAAATGGCAGGTGCCGCACAAGGCGGTATCGCAACCATTGGCACAACCCAGCCAGCCGGATCGCAAGTCCAACTGTCTGATACTGAACGTGCCGGACTAAGGCTTGCACTACCTGCGCCCGCGACAACGCTTCAGAACGTCCAGACCCAGCTTGAGAAGCTTCGCGGTGTAACGGTTGAAGCTGTCTCTCCTGCCGACCTCAACGACTCTCAGCGACTAGCCAGTACGGTTGCCCGCCTAATGGGCAACACGCTCACCGTCGTCCGTGCGGTCAAAGGTGACCCAGCCGGCATGCCCAATGGATTCATCAACCGCCTGGGCGGTAAGCACATCTTCATCGACGCCAATGCGGACGATGCACCCTTGTCGATTGCTATGCACGAGGGTCTGCACAGTTTGCCTGCTGAACGTCGCAAGCAGCTCAACACCGCATTGCTTGAGGTGTTTAACCAAGAAAACAAGGGTGAGTTCCAGGCCGAGTTCGGGTACGACGACGCCAAGTTTGAGGAAGAAGCGCCAGCCCTGATGGCCCAGGCGGTCAGCAAACGTGCTGACTTCTGGGAAGAGCTGCGCACGAAGATGGGCAACAAGGAGTTTGCCGGGGTAGCCAAGGTCATCCTCGACAAGCTCACTCAAATCGTGACCGGCGCCAAGAAGGAATACGGCGACGAGTTCGTGTCCAAGTACATCAAGGACGTCGAACGTGCCCGCAGTCTTCTGACTGATGCCTACGCCGAAGCCATGCAAGCGCAAGGCCTCAAGCCTGATGTTGCGACCGACATCACCGAGTCATCGCGTTCGCGCATCGGCATGGACTTCAAGGACGTCATCAAGCGCACGCCCGAGCTGCAAGCTGCAGCCGAGAAGGTCAAGACCGGCGAAATGACCGCTCAGGAATACGATCGCCTGGTCAACGAGTACAAGCCTGTCGAGGCTTACAAAACAGCTCCCGCTCCGGCGACCGCCGAAGAAGCGATTGCTGCGCTTAGAAAGACCAATGCCGAGAAAGATGGTAGCCCGACCAAGGACACCTACTACGGCCTCCCGTCCCAGACGCTAAAGGCTGGCGACCTTGTTGGCCTGCGTTTGGACATCCCGTCGTACAGCAAAACCGGCACATGGGTTGTGACGGTGCATGGACCACGCAAGAGCTTGGTTGCCGGCGGAGCTGGCACGCGGATCGGCTACGAGAGCGTGGCCTCTGCCACGGACGTGCAGTTCAGCATCAACGAGAAAGGCGCCATTGGCATCGCCTCCGGCAAAGAGAAGAACACCATCGCAACGATGGAGGGCAAGTGGAAACCGACGACCGCAGCCGAAGCCAAGATGAAGGCCGACCAGGCGCTCAAGTCCAAGGACTGGGTGCAGGTCGGCATGGACCCCGAGCGGCACTCGTACTTCTACGATCGCTCAACCATGGAGCCTGTGATCTCCGCTGACGAAGTCATCCAGATCGGCCCATTGGTCCTGGCCAAGAATCCGGTCTACGGCAACAAATCCGACTTCATGTTCAGCAACCGGGTCCAAGAGCCCGAGATTGGGGCCAGGTTGCGCGAACGTATTGACACCGACTACGAAGGTGCGGTGCAGGAATACAGCGCGCTCAAAGGCGCCAAGGGCGGTCGCGTGCTGGATGCCGACATCGCACGCGAGCTGTCTCCTGAGTACCGCGCTGATCGGTCTCTCGCGCCTGAGGTGCATGAGGCGGTAAGCGATTTCATCCAGCGCACCTTTGAAGAGCGCATGGCTAAACCTGGTGAGGGCGAAATCGTCGTTTTCATGGCGGGCGGTGGCGGTGCCGGCAAGTCAAGCGCCGAGGAGCTACTTGCCCCAGTGTTGGACCGCGCAAGCACCGTATTGGACGGCACGCTGTCCACCTACGACAAGGCCGAACGCAATGTCCAAAGCGCGCTCAACTCCGGCCGCAAGGTGGCGATCGCCTATGTGTACCGTGATCCAGTCGACGCCTTAGTCAACGGTGTTCTTACCCGTGCTCAGCGTACCGGGCGCGCCGTACCTATCGACGCTTTGGCTAAAGGACATGCGGGCTCAAGCACTGTAGTGCGAAAGCTACAAGAGAAGTTCGGCGACAACCCCAACTTCAAACTGCATGTGGTGGACAACTCACGCGGCATGGGCAATGCTGTTCGAGTTAAAGACATCAATGACATCACGCCTGTTATAATGGGTGGTCTGAAAGAGAGGCTTATCGATGCAACCAAACAACAGCTCCAAGCAGGTCAAATCGACGACAAGCTCTACCGAGCAACAGTCGGTCGTCAAGCCGACGCCGGGGCAGAGGCTCAAGGCGGATCTCGAGTGGGAGAAATTCAACAGGGATCTGGAAGCAACGCTGAGCAAGGGCGTCAACTTGGCGGGTCGCGAGACTCGGTAATCCAGTACTCCAACCGTGCTGGTAGGTACGATTACACCAAGGACGAGAAGGACCGCATTGTCTTTACCAAGGATGCCGACCGCATCCGCTTCCTGGCGCGCGATGTCGCCAAGCCATTCAAGGTTGATGGCGACCGCATCACCTTCCGCTCCGATGATGCAGACAAGGTCATCGAGGTGCTCGAGAAGGAGCCCAAGGTCGACAAGAAGATCGCCTCCGCGATCAAGAAGAAGCTAGGCCTCAGCGACGCTGAGCTCGCTTCCACCTCCCTCGAGTACCAGACCGGCGAACCCAAGGATCGCGCCTTCGTGGCACCGCTCAAGGGCGGCATCCCGGAGGTCGTCAAGTTCCTCGAGGACCGTCGCCGCGCTTCTGGCCTGCGACTGCTGGACATCACCAACCCCGAGGACCAGGACACCGTCGCCAAGCTGATGGCAGCCGAGACGCTGGCCGCGATCCGCTCCGCGGGCAATGCGCTCGAGTGGTACGACGAGACGATCGCCCGCACGCTTGCGATGGCCGCGGTCAAGTACCCCGAGCTGCAGAGCGACCGCAACGCTCAAATGATCTTCCGCCTCGCGATGGCGATCACCTCGCAGGGACTGAACGTCGAGAACAATCTCAAGTTCACGATGCGTCAGTACGACACCTACCGCAAGACCGGCAAGTACCCGGAGGTAGGCGAGGGCGACTCGGCATCGGTCATGGTCGGCAACTTCAAGCTGGCCAACGCGCTCATCGAGGAGATGGGCATTGACTTGTTCCGTCAGTTCCTCGTGACTCCTTTCACGATCGGTGAGCTCAACCGTGCGGGCTTCGAGCCTGGCGGCGAGCTGATCGATGAGATGGTGCTCGGATCGTCTGTCTTCGGTCCGAAGATCGGATTCGGTTTCTACTCCAACCTGAACGGCAACTTCGAGCCGGTCACCATGGACATGTGGTTCATGCGGACCATCGGCCGGCTGACCGGTAGCCTGCGCGCATTCGATGCTGAGAAGTTCTCGGCGCAGCTCGCGCGCCTGCGCGGCGCCCTCGATCAGATTGGCACCGATGGCGTGTACGCCGATCAGTTCGATGCAGAGCTGGTGGCACGCGCCCGAGAAGATCAGGATGCTGCGATCGAGCTCGCTCGCCAAGTCGGCAAGGCCCACGAGAAAGACTTCAAGAACAACCGCGCCGAATTCGACGCTGGTACCCGCAAGAAGTCGCAGCTCGTACTCGCTTCGGACACGATGGTGCAGTCGCTCGACAAGCCGAGGGACGTGCCCGCCAGCGGCGGCGAGCGTCGCCTGCTGCGCGAAGTCGTGCGCAAGGCAGTGGCTCAGGTCGAGAAGGCTTACGGCCAGCGGATCCCGCCGGCTGCCATGCAGGCACTCATTTGGTACCCTGAGCAGGAGCTCTACAAGGCGATGGGCGTCAAGCTCAGCGTGACCAGCCAGGACTACGCAGGCGCAACCGAGAAGGTTCTCAAGCAAGAGGGATACGATGAACAACGACTCCGCACAGCAGCCGAATCTGGATCAAGAAGCATTCGACAAACGAATGCAGCAGATGTCGGACAAGGATCGCAAGGCGCTGGTCAAGAAGCTGGGCGATCTGGCCCGCTCCAAACTGGGGAGCGTGAACGATTCATCCGCGACCGATACGAGCGCACCCAGCTCGCCCAAGAAAGACTAGACCCCAAGCGTCGCGCCGTTGTTTTCGAGGTCGCTCCAGACCCGAACAACGCCGCCCTTACCGAGACCTGGCGATCGCTGGATCCTGCGCAGCGCCTTGCGATCAGCGATCGCGTTGCGCGGACAATCGTGCCGCGGGTGCTCGCCGAGTTCAATACCGACGGCATCCTGGCAGAGCAGGTCGGCAGTTATCTGGACGACACGAACCCCTCGTTTGCGCTGCTGCTGAACAAGGGCGATCCGGTCGAGATCTCCAAGATGCTCGGCTTCGTGCTCGCCCAGGACTCGATGGTCGTGGTCTCGCCAAAAGAGTTCAAAGGCGGCGACAAGAACGTCGCGCTCCTGATCCAGGTGGGCGACAAGACGCCTCAGGAGATCGAGGCGATCTACAACCAGCTTCGCGAGATCGAAGTCAACGGAGAGAAGCCGATCGGCGGCCAGTCGTACGCGAACGGCGGCATGACGGTGCTCAACTTCTCGGACGTTCCGACGAGCGAGCTTGCGATTCTTGTTGACCAAAAACTTAACAAAGCTTATAGTGTTCTGACCCGTGAAGTATTCGCGGCATTCCCAAGCAAACAGGAGTACGACTATGCCAGTTCGACCAATGACGGACGAGGAAGCAGAGCGCTACTTCGGCAACGGGCTCGTGATCTTCGGTCAGAAGCGACCGCAGCCCTCGAGCAAGAACTCAGAGCCGAAGGAATCGAGTTCAGCAACCGATTTGATGCAACCAGCGCAGCAAGCGTTGGAAGAAGCACTGAAGAGGAAGTTCGGGGAGTAATACCCGAGTACGGCGCGCCCCGAGAGGGCGCCGCATCTGCAGTCGGCTACCACTACAGCCGACAGTCCCGCACCACACTACTCAGCACCGCCTACGGCACCGGCCTTAAGGGCGCCGAGATGACTCGTCTGGAAGGTGCAGACCAGCGACTGAAGCAGCGTGTTTACTTCTACATTGATCGCGGTACCGGCATCAACCCAGAGGCCGGCGTCGGCGGCTTCGCGCACCGAGTGAGGCTGCAGAACCTGTACGACATGGATGCCGACAGCCAGCGCCTGGCGCGCAACAACCGCGGCGCGAACGCCTTCGAGCTTGCGGTCATGAATGCCGGGTTTGATGGCTACATGACGCGTGACGCAGGCCCCTCAGGCGTCGCAGTCCTGTTGGGTAAACACATGGTCGGCGTTCAGCAACTCGGAAGCCAGACTCGCATGCGTACGAACGACATCGTGCCACCTGCTGAGCGTGTGCTGAACGACGCTGAAAAGATCGCAGTCAACCGCTCGCTACCTTCTGGCCGGATGGATGGCGCCGAATGGTCGCGAATGCTCAAGGCTATGATGCCGGAGGTCTACGCCCAGTTCGAAGACAGCCCGGTCTGGTCATCGACCGCACCGATGTACAAGGACGAGCTTGCTCGCGAGCTTGGTAAGGAAGCGGACGTCAGTTCCCCGTTCGAAGTCGCATTCAGCAATCGGTCCGCTCTGGCGCCAATCGAAGAGCCGGATGTCTTTGACGCCAAGCCAGGCGACGAGATCACAGTTGTGCGACTTGCCAGTATGCCGGGGTTGGACAATACAAACGCCGCGTCAGTTCGCGGCCTGGCCACCTACCTTTCAATGACTGATGACGCTTTCTCTGCGGCTGGAAGCGAGGCGCAGAAGTCGGACACGGTTTTTGTTTACAAGGTTAGGGTACCTGAAGGCGGCTTTGGGACGTACCGAATGCAACGCGGCGGCCGAGCAGTGGTCGATGGATCGCCGCAGATTGCCGGTCGGCAAGTCGCTAGGTGGGGCGGTTACTGGTACTCGTTCCCGCAAGGCACTGAGGCCGAATTGCTGGGCTTTGTTCCGCTAGGCACAATCCGCGAGACACTGTCTTCTGTAACTGGCTACAAAAGCTTTGACGACTCCGGTTCAATTGCTGGCGCAAAAGCTCTGCAAAAAGCGTTGAGCGATGCTGGTTTTGTCGAAGAAAACAGCATCGCCGCCAGCGAGCGCCGCAGGCTGCCCAAGGTCTCGCCACAAAGCGCGCTCGAGGCGGACATCCGCAACGGCGCCAGGGCGCTCACGCGTGCGATCAATCGACTACGCGCCGATCCGTCTTACGGCTTGAACCCCGAGCCCGTCGTCTTGGGTCGTCTTCCGCATGTAATGAACATGCTTGGCGCCAGCACCCAGGACCTGCAGATCGCGCCGAGCATCATCCGCAAGGTGTTTGTCGACAAGCACGCCGAGGAGTTCGCCAGCATTACGCCTGAGCAGTTTGTTCGTGGCCTGTATCGCCCGGCGCTTGTTCTGCAGAGCAGGCAGTCTGCCAACGAGAAGGAGCTCGTGCTACCCATGACGGGTGACATTGGCGCGATCTTTGTTCCGATCACGGTGGCCGATTCGAATTCGCGCAGTAACGCGTACATCAACTCGGCATACCAGCGCCGCATTGTCGATCCAGGCGATCGCAACGCGGACACGATTCTTCGGAGGATCAACGAGGGCGCCGCTCGCTATGTGGATCTGGCGCTGGCCAAGCCTGCACTGACAGGTCGACCGGATGTTGGGGTGGTGGATGAATCTGGATCTCAACGTTCCGGGCCTGTCCCGGTAACTCCATCCAGCGCATCCACATCACAGATGTTATCACAGGCTGGTCGTCCGTTCAATAAGTTCTTCACGCCCTGGCCTGCCGTAGCGCCGAAACTGCGCTCCATGATTGCTGATCGCAAGGTCAAGAGCGACATGGACTTGATGCGCTGGATTGGCGATAACTACCGGGCCGAATCGTCGCCTGAAGGGCTGGCAGATACACCCGCATTCAGCAACCGTCGCCAGCGTCTGAGCGTGATCGGCTCTCGCTTCACGCTGCCGGCGCCATCGATGACCGACGACACAAGGCGCGCTCTGCAAGATGACGCGCTTCGCATGAAGCGCGTACTCGATGCAGTGAAAGAGCAGGGCGGTACCGTCGGCGAGGCGCAGAACTTTTACGACGCCAATACGCTGATGCCTGGCCGGATTCAGGCTGCCATGGACGACTTCAAGAACAACGTCATGCAGCCGATGATCGACAAGGCAGTGCGCTACGACATCGACCTCGATGAGCTTGCGCTCTACGCCTACGCCAAGCACGCCGAGGAGCGTAACGACTACATCGCCAGCATCAACCAGCGCATGCCTGACGGTGGTTCTGGCATGAAGACTGGTGACGCGAACACAATTCTGCAGCAGGTCCAGTCTGGACCCAAAGCGCAGCAGTACGAAGAACTGCACCGAGACCTGATGACGATTGCTTCGACCACTCGCCAGATCATGCTCGCCGAGGGCTTGATCACGCAAGACGAGTTCACCGCAATTGATGGCGCGTACCAGAACTACATCCCACTGCGCGGCCTTGAGAACGTGGACGACGAAGGGCGCATGCGTCCAGGCGTTGGCCGTGGCGTCAACATCCGCGGCAAGGAAACGATTCGCGCACTAGGCCGCCGCTCGCGTGCGTCCGATCTGATCGAGAACGTGATCCGCGACTACGAGCGCGTGGTAATGCGCGTCGAGAAAAACGACGTCGGCAAGGTGCTGCTGGACTTCGTGTTGTCAAACCCGGACCCCGACTTGTGGGACGTGGACGTCGAGCGCAGCAAGCCAGCCTTTAACAAGGCAACTGGCCTTGTGCAGTACACCAAGCAGATCGAAAAGGGCGAAGACACGATCGGCGTCAAGGTCGGTGGTGAGCAGGTCTATATCAAGCTTGCTGACCCGGATCTTGCCCGTGCCTTGCGCCAGGCATGGAAGGATGAGACGAGCGGATTTGAGCGTGCGGTCGTCGCAATGTCTGGTTGGTGGAATAGCTGGATGCGCAACATGCTCACCCGCTACAACCCGGCATTCGCTGCGGTCAACATTCCACGCGATGCCTTGTGGTCGGGTACGACTGCTGCGCTTGCGGAGCTTGGCCCCAAGGGTCTTGCCCGGTACCTGGCTTCCTACGGCGCAGCGCTCGTTCAGTCTTCCAAGTCCGAGCTCGGCGTCCAGACCAGTCCGCTCTACCAGGAATTCCGCAACGCTGGCGGGATCACGGGTGGCTTCTACATCCGCGGTCTTGAGGATATTCAGAAAGACCTGCGCAACGAAATGCTGGCAGCAGGCGTCAAACCTCGCGATGCGATCGAGAAAATCAAAGCAGCTCGCGCCTACAAGCTTGCTAGGCTGACGCTTAAGAGCCTCGAGTTCCTGGGCGCTGCGTCCGAGAATGCAACCCGGTTTGCGCTCTACTCTGCGGCCAAGCAAAGCGGCAAGACCCGCGTGGAAGCCGCCAAGCTTGCCAAGGAAGGCACAACCAACTTCAACCGCAAGGGCGAGTGGGGCGGTGCGCTCAACAACCTCTACCTTTTCTACAACGCAGCGGTCCAGGGAACGACCCAATTCGCGCGCGTGCTGCGCTCACCGGCTGTGGCTGGAGCCATGGCAGGGGTTGCCGGTATCGGCGCCATGCTGGCCTTTTACGGGGCTTCTGCGGGGGGCGAAGACGACGACGGCGAAGCCTACTGGGACAAGATCCCTGGCTACGTCAAAGAGCGCAACATGGTCATCATGCTGCCGCCGGGTGGGCCTTTGGCCGACGGTATACAGCGCGTGGGTAAGCGCGGCCGGTACTTCACGATCCCGATTCAGTTCGGATTCAACATCTTTCCGAACCTGGGGTATGTCATTGCTGATACGGTTCGCAACCAGCAGGACCCCAAGCGCGGGCTGACACCCACCAAGGCAGCGCTGCACATGACCTCGGTCGTGTTTGGCTCGATCAACCCGTTCGGCGGATCGTTTGATCCAACCGACGGCGTGCAAGTACTGTTGGCAGTGATGCCAACAATTACCGACCTGCCGATCCAGCTCGTGTCCGAGCGCAATACTTTTGGCGATCGCTCATCACCCGATAAGTCTCCGTTTGACAAGAGGCCAGATTCTGAGCGCATGTTTACCAGCCAGCAAGGAACCGTGCCGGCAAAAATTGCCGACGCGTTGAACAGGCTAGGCGGTGGCAACGAGGCCAAGGCGGGAAGCATTGCAGGCGTCGAAACCTCGGTCACGCCTGGAACCATCCAAACCCTGATCAGTGCAACGACCGGCGGCCTGGGTTCGTTCATCGAGCAGATGGGATCTTCCATGGTAGCCATGACAGGCGACGACAAGGACATCAAAGCAGCCAAGATCCCCGTGCTAAACAAGTTCTATGGCGAGGTGGACGAAGGCGCGAACATCCGCAAGGCTGGCGAGCGCGTGCGTGAAATCAAGAAGGTTGTCGATGAGGTAAAAGAGCAAGCGCGTGTTGGACTCGAGCCCAAGATGACGGACGACGAGAAGCGACTGCTTGGCTTGGCTTCACTAGCTGATGCCTACAACAACGCAACCTCGACAATGCGCAAGGCTGAGATTCAGATTATCCGAGATCAGAAGATGACTGATGCCCAGAAGAACCTAGAGCGCAAGCAGATCCAGACCGAGCGCGACAAGATGGCTACCGAGGTGAACCGGGAATACCTCAAGAGCCTTGAGGCACCCCGCAAACCCTAGACGTAGGGCGACAGGTCCGGGGGCTTCCAGCCCTCGGGCTTGCCGATCTTGCCTCCCGGCAATATCACTGGCTTGCCATCGACCAGCTTTTCGTCGTTGGCCTTCAGAACCATCAGATCGGCCAAGGCTTTGTTCATGCCGGCCAGGTAAGCCACACCATTACCCGTGACGTCTGCGTCGCACAGAGCGTCCAATGCGGCTTCCCTGGCGCCTTCCTTGAACACAATCATCTTGGTGCGGGACTTGGCGAGCGAGCCGATGTACTCGAGGTCGTGGATGGCATTACGCAAGTCCTTGCTGGCTAGCATGTCGACGCATTCAAGCGTTCGCAAGAATTCACACATCTCCTCGATGTGGCAGCCGATCTGGACTGACAGATTCTCCGGGCTCGGCTCCTTGCCGCAGTTCTGTAGCCAGCGCCTAGTGCGGAGGAAGTTGTTGCCCATCGTTGATGCTCCCCATAAGCTTGACGTGTTGCTGGAATAGGTGAATCGCCATGACAGCGGCCTGGTGCGAAGGGTTTTGTTCTTGCGCGCCTTGTTCTCCGAAGTCGACCGAGATCTTGACCTGGTCGCCCTCATCTTCAAATGTGACGATTGCCTTCATGCTTCACCTCCTTCGGTATCTGCCGGTTCAGTACGCATCCACTGCGGGAAGATGGGGTAAACCTTCCCATCATGGTCAATGAGGCACGGCTCCTTGAGCTCGTCGTTGCGGACGATCGGGCAGCCATGGATCTCGCCAGGCTCGAATCCCTCTTCGACCCCCATCTCCTGGCGCACCTCCTCAAGCCACCAGCCAGGCCCAGCAATGACGGGTAGCGGGGTGTCGACCCACTGCGTCGGCGGAATCTTTTCCTTGAGAATCATCAGCGAATGCAAGACATTTGCGACGGTGTAAACGGTTCTGCTCATAGGGCCCGCCTTGCCGTCAAACGGTCAGTTTTCAGTCGTTTCATTTTTCCATCTCCAATGAAGCAGGCAGGTAAATCAACGCAGCGATTGCAACTAATACAACCAAGTTTGCATTCACTTCTCAAGCTCCAGCTCGATTAGCTTGTCCAGGTAGTGCCTTGCTTTGCGAAGGTCATCTACGCCAGCCTTGTCGCGCCAGCGAGTGATGTACTTCACGATATTGCCTTCAAAGAATCCGAGGTCGTTAGCCGCAATAAAGTCCCACGGTTGAATGCTCTTGTCTTTGTAGTGGTTGCCACCGACTTGTATTTCATTTGCACCCATAGATCTATTCCTTAAAACGGTATTGAATCCATATTCCAATCATCGCAACCCTCGGCCATGACGTCCTGAGGCGGATGCGCGTTGAACTTTGCGCAATGCGAGTTTCGCAGCGCGTAATGGCTACAGCTATGACAAGAAGGCTTGAGGCTCTCAAGCCTGCCGATTTCGCTGCGATGGTACGCCAGCATCTTTGCCCATTCAGACTTTCCCATCAAGCTGCCACCTCCTCTTGCGCCCAAACGTACGAAACAATTGCCGGGAACTTGCCTGACTTGTTGATCAGGATCTCGGCAGGTCTGCGCAAGATCGTTGGGTCGTACTCAAGCCAGCTCAATGCTTCTGCGACGTCTGCTGGCATCGCATTGATCTTTGAGCGTATCGCCCACCAGGTCTCGGCCTTCTTCCTGGCGTATCCCTCGTGGCTAAGGAATACCCATTCGGTTGCAGCGATGATCAGCCCGCTGTGGTACTCGACACGCAGCGACACGCTGTGCCGGCCGTTCTCACCGTACTTGACGTGCGACCGATAAGTCACGTTGTCGATCGGTACGCGCACGATCATGGCCTCCTGCTGCGAAGACATGATCGCGGCTGCTGACGCCTTGTCGTCGTGATTGACGCGCTCTGGCGGCGGGAACTCCGCACCGCAGTCAGTACATCTCAGGGCTGCCGTCGGGTTCTGGCTGCCGCACTCGGGGCAAAGCTTGAAGGGTGCCTCCCTTTTCTTTTTTGGCTTGGGCATGCGCCCCTTGATTGCATCCACCGGGCCCATCTCGATGGTGGTGTCGGTGAAGTCAGCCCATAAGCAGTCGGTCTTCCCATCAGCAATGCGCATCCCGCGGCCAGCGATCTGAACGTACAGCACCGGGCTCTTGGTTGCGCGTAGCAGGGCGATGAAGTCAACCTCCGGCACGTCAAAGCCTGTGGTGAGTACCGCCACATTGACAAGGCAGCGCAGCTTGCCAGTGCGAAAGCCCTGAATGATTGCAGCGCGCTCAGCCTTGGGCGTTTCAGCGGACACAACATCGACCGCAACCCCGAGACGCTTAAGCTCATTAGCAACCGACTCGGCGTGGTCAATCGTGACCGCAAAGACAAGCCAGCGCTTGCGCTCATAAGCAAGCTTGACGATCTCTGCGCATGCGCTCGTGACGACGCTTTTGCGATTGGCGATCCTCTCGAGGTCCGCAAGCACATAGTCACCGTTCTGAATCCTAGCTTCGGATGTGTCGATTCTTGTAGCGGTTGTCGCCGGCACGAGCGGCGCCAGGAAACCGTCATCGACAAGCTCGCGCATGGTTACCTTGGTAGCGACATGCGTGAAGAGCGAATCCTTCTCGGCGGTAAGCCACACGCCATTGCCGCGGAAGGGCGTGCCCGTCCAACCGATGACGCGTGTCCGCGGGTTGTATCGCATCAGGTCCGAGATGAACTGCCGCCACATGCCCGTCTGCTTTGGGTTGATCAGGTGGCACTCGTCAGCAAGCACAATGTCGATGCGGCCAAGCTTGTGGGCGTCCTTGTAGATGCTGCCGATGGTTGCGTAGGTAAGCTGGTGGCCAAGCTCCTTCTTGCCTATAGCGGCGCTGTAAAGGCCTACGCTGGCCCGTGGCCAGATCTTTAGGAGCTTGTCGACGTTCTGCTCGAGCAGCTCCTTCTGATGGACCAGCACGAGAATGCGGGTGCCTGGGAACTCGGTATCGGCGCGCTGTGCAAGCGCCGCGATCATGAGTGACTTGCCTGCACCGACGCATGCCTCAACGATCGGGTTGCCACCGTCATGCTTCGTAAACCAGGCCCATAGCTCGTCAAGGGTTCGTTGTTGGTAGGGGCGAAGGTTCACTCCACCACCTCGCTCGCCATGCCTTCGGCAGCCAGTGCAGCCTTGAATTGGCCGGTCGATCCGCCTAGTGCGCGAATGTCTTTCACCGCGCGAATCTCCTTGCTACTGAATGCGTCAGCGGCCTCGCCGTTCTTGAACTTTTCGCCCGTCTCGAGCAGCGTGTACTTGACATCACCATTGACATAGCCCGTCTGCTCAGCAACACGCTCAAGCATGATCGGGATAAACCGATGGCTCGGACACTCCTGCGCTTCGCGCTGTGCCATAAGCCCGACTTCGCCAAAAAGTTCGCAAGTCCATTTGCCGTCTTCGCCATCCATGACGGGTGTGCTATGCGCGCAAGTGCGGCAGTTGACCGCGGGTATTTCGGTGCCGTGGCAATGCTCGTAGAAGTCACACATCTTGCACTGCCACCAGGCCGGGTCGTTGCTGATCCGCAAGGGAGGTTCTGCTGCGCGGATCACGCGCTCGGCGCGTTCCATGATCGCTTCAAATGCTTCCTTGTCGGCCTCGACGCGCTCCATGTAAACCGTGTCATCGTTCTTGTTCACGGCCATGTAGAGCGCACGCTTGAGCTCGCCAAGGCCCATGTAAACCTGCATCTGCGCCCAGTGCTGTGGCTTGGCCTTGGCCACGGCTTTAGCCACTAGGTCTTTGAACGACTTGTCGTTGTGCGTCTTGAACTCGAGAACGTGCCAGGTCTTTGGGGACTCAGGCAGGCCTCTAGCGACGCCGTCCATGCTGCCGCCAAAGTGTCCGCCAATAGCGGACACGCGCCACTGCTTGCCGCCAGCGTCGGTATCGTGAACCTCGACGCCAATGCTTTTCAGGTTATCGACAAGCCTGCGCTCCTCGAGCTGCCCGGTCTCAAACAGGCGCAACAGCCTGCCGCTATGCGTCTTTGTGCCTACCCATCGAAACGTGAGCCAGAGGTAGCGCTCGCAGGGGTGGCCAATCAGGCTCGCGCCAAGATGGGGGCGGCGTGGATCTTCTGCTTTGGCCTCGTAGGCGCGGTAGATTTGGGCAACGGTATCGTGGTTGCCTGGAGGGATTGCTGCCATGTGGGATTGCTCCGGTCGTTGTATGGGTAAGGGTGGTCCCTTACCGATACAGGCCCTTGCGGGCCTGCGGAACTAAGCTGCCTGGGCCATCTCTACAAGGTCTGGCGCATCGCCCGCAACTTCGACCTTGACGCCCGCATTCATGGCGCCGACGATGTCTTTCGCGGTAGCGATGTTGACTTCATAGCGGCGCTGAGCGACGTGCCGAACGGCTGCCGATCGGGTGGTGGCCTCGACCAGGTAGTACTCGTTTTCATTGCTGACTGCGTAGATACGGGTGCTCACGATTGCGACTCCTCGGGAGTTGGTTCGTTAGATGCCTCTACGGCTTGCGTATCGGCCGCCTGAGCGCTTTGCTGGTTCTGTTGGAGCTGATATGCGTACTGGCCTGCGATCTCGTTGTAGAGGGGCTGTGATCGCTTCATGGGAAGTTCGGCTAGAGCTTCGAGCACAAGCTCGATGCCTGGCGCGATCATTTTGATGTTAAAGATCTGAGGTTGACTCATTTAACTCTCCAGACACGAAGGCCGCCTTCGGGTGTTTGACGAATGGAAAACTTCTTGCCGTCTTTCTTGCCGTGAGCCCAGCCAGCGCGTGCAACTTGCGTGGATCGCTTCTTTGCGTCCTCGCTTGCAGGGATGGAAAAGCTATCGCCTACTTGCATGTCCGCAAACGGGTAAACGGTTTTCCCAATTCGTGCGGGCATTGGGATGCCCTTTTCAATGACGAAGTTCATGCTGCTGTCTTACCTTTCAGCCACGGGGCTACGGGTTGTGAAGTGTTTGCTGCGGGTGCAGCGCTGGCTACAGATGGGGGTGCTGCTGGCCTGGCGGCAGGTGCTGCGGGTAGCAACTGGCCAGTTTGAGATACAGGCTTGTAGCCTGCGATCTCGTTTTGGTCCTCGTACCGACCGGTGTCGTCCTTGCGGACCTTGACGCGAACCTGCACTGGCTTGTAGTGCAGCATGTTCGAATCAGGTAGCGTCACAAGACCGATCGACTCGCAAAGCTCACGCAACTGCTGCTTGGCGATGCCCTCGGCCGTGGGGTTGTTGTGGCGGATGTTTAGCCGAGCCCAAAGCTTACGATTGCGGTAGCCGTCGGAGAGCACTTCAAAGGTAAGCTTGAGCGCGTCGCCGTTGCCGCTGTTGAGCGGAACGATTTCAGACTCAGTGACCTGCGCGGTGTACCAGCCTGCGGGCAGGAGCTCGTAGTTGTTCTCGCGCTTTTCAACTTCGTTGACGTTAAAGTTCAGAATTGCCATGAAGGGTGTCCTTTCTGTGGATTACTTGGCAGTGGTGGAAATGACCTTGGAGGCGATGCCGGCTAGGTCGGGTGCTTCAAACATGTCGAGGCAGCCGGAGCGATCCTTGGCCTCGTAGTTGAAGTCGCGTTGCGTCTGCAGCCAGCGCGTGGGATTGCCGTCGGCATCCTTCTCCACGCGTAGCGCAAACACGAAATCAAAGAAGTACCCGACGCCTTGCTTGAGCATGTTGCCGGGCATGGCTGGGTAGTACAGCATCGCGCCGGTCTGCTCGTCCTTGGCGCGCTCCTGCTTGCAGGAGAAGTAAACGTTGCGGCCTGGCAAGTCGCGGAATGCGCGGATCAAGTCCGTCATCTTCTCAGCGAGCGCACCGTAGGCTTGGCGCGGATCCTTGGCGACTTTCTTCTCGTGGTTCAGTACGACTTCGGCGATCTCGCTGATTGAATCAAGGCAGATCCACTTGTAGCCCTGACCGTCTTCGGTGTTGGCCACGAAGTCATAAGCTTCGTAAAGTGAGGCGAGGTCTTTGACTTCGATGACCGGGATGTCGTGGCCGCGCAGCGAGAGCAGGCCTGACTCCGCGCTGATGATCAGCGTGGGCTCGTCCGTGGTTGCGCACAGCGAGGTCTTGCCGGCACCGGCCGGTCCGTGGACCAGGAACTTGAGGCCGCTTAACGCGGCGCTGTCCTTGGTCGAAGTGAGTTTGATTGCCATGTGGTCGTCTCCAATAGGCGTCAGAACATGGGCATTGTGATAATGCCCGGCGAATTAAACGGCTTCGATCTTGATCGAGGGGGAAGCTTCTTTGGACTCGAAGAAACGAGCCGCGGAAACCTGGGCCTTGCCTTCGAGTTTGCGGAACTCGGAGACCGAAAGCGATGCAGACCACTTGAAGGTGTTTTGCACGTCGGCGGGAAGCTTGGCCCAGTCTGCAGTGAGCTTCTCGGTATCGACCTTTCGATCGATCTTGTAGGTCACGGTGACCTTGTAGCCGTCTGCCTTCTGAGAGATCGAACCCTCCGGCTTGCTGGGGTCCTTCAGAAGCTCGGCGATAACGCCGTCGATGCGGCGGCGCTCGGCGATCGCTTCGTCTTCGGCGCGCTTAGCTGCAATGCGGGTGGCTATCAGTTGGGCAAGAGAAATGTTTTCCATGATGGCGTCCTTGTCGGAGTGGTTAAAAACGTGCGTCTCAGGTTGAAGTATAACGCTTGTTATTCTTCAATGCAAGCGTGTACGACGGTGGCCTCTGGTTTGACCGTCGGAACCCGTAGCTGCTCAAGTGCTCGCTTGAGAGGCAAAGAGGCGATAAACGCCTCTGCGCACAGGTTCCCGATGTAGGCGGGGTCCCTGGCAAGATCCATGGTGAGGTTCTCGGTGCGACTGAGAACAGCGAGGGCTTGGGCGATGTCTTTAGCGGTAAGCATTGTGATACTCCTATAGAAAAAAGAACAGGGTGACTGCGAATGCAGCGCCGAACAGGCCGCCGCCAAGGATTAGAACGATGTCGTTTGAGCGGTTCATGCTGCTTCCTTTTGGCTGAAGTTGGGATCGCTGAGAACCCAGGCATTTGACTCGCTGTAACCGGGCACGGCGCGGATCGCTGACTGCGTGATGGCGGCAATGATCGCGAAGGCTTCGGACTGCTCCCAGCCGTTTGCCTCGCAAGCTTGGTAGCCGTAGCCGTGGCAGGCCTTCACGACGTCGATCGGGTTCAGTCGGTTGGGCACACGTTTGAACTTGAAGCCGTGGGCTGCGTCGGCTTCGCGGTACCGGGCGTTGACGCTGCGAACGTTCTCGGCGTAAAGAACCGAGGCGATGCGCTTCTCGTCGCCGCGGACTTCGCGACGGCGTCCTCCCC